AACAGCCGTGGCTTTTTTTTTCTTTGGAGAAAACGATGGAACACCCCTATGAAACACTTACGCATCTATTGCGCGAATATAAGCATCTATGCGACATGTGTGATGCGATTGGTGCGCTTGAGTGCGCGATGCAGCTCAGGCGCGTGGCGGCGGAACTTGTGGTGCTGGCTGCACAAAATGCTGAACCGACGTTGGGCCCGTAGATGAGCACCCTGTGGGTTGACTTTGAGACTCGCAGTCGCTGTGACCTGACAACCAAAGGTGTGTACAACTACGCGCAAGACGGCAGCACTGACGTCTTGTGCATGTCCTATGCGTTCGATGACGATGAGGTCGTGACGTGGACGCCCGATCAGCCGTTCCCAGAGGCCGTGCGCCAGCACAAAGGCCAGATCCGCGCACATAACGCAGCCTTTGAGCGTCTGATTTTCTGGTACGTCTTGCAAATCAACTTCGATCTTGAGCAGTTTTACTGCACTGCAACACAGGCGCGTGCTAACTGTGCGCCAGGGTCGTTGGAGGACGTGGGCAGGTTCGCCAGCGCAGACATGCGTAAGGACTACCGTGGGGCGCAACTGATCAGGCGGCTATGTTTGCCGCAGGCAGACGGCAAGTTTTGCCAAGATGCGGCACTTTTTGCCGAGATGGTGGCCTATTGTGAGCAAGACGTCCGCGCCATGCGAGCCATCTCTAAGGCCATGCGCGACCTGTCAGCCGAAGAATTAGCCGACTACCATGTGAACGAGCGCATCAACGACCGTGGCGTGCTGGTGGACGTTGCGTTGTGCAAGGCCGCTATCGAGTACGCGTCAGACGAACTGGTCGAGATCGAGCAACTGGTCGCTGAAGTAACGCAGGGTGAGATCATGAGCGTACGCTCGCCTAAGATGCGCCAGTGGGTCATGGACCGCGTTGGCCCTGAGGCGTTGAAGCTCATGGAGTCTTATAAGGACGGTGAGAAGAAGTATTCGATTGATAAGACCGTTCGCGCTAATCTGCTTGCGATGGACGATCCTGAGCAAGTGCCATCGGACGTTGCTGACGTGATCCAGTGCGCGGATGACCTGTGGGCTAGCAGTGTGGCTAAGTTCGCTCGCTTGGCTGAGCTTGCCGACGATGAGGATCATCGCGTCAGAGGCGCGTTCGTATTCGCTGGTGGCTCGGCCACGGGCCGTGCGTCGTCCTACGGCGCTCAGGTCCACAACTTCACGCGCAAGTGTGCGGATGATCCTGAGGCTGTGCGTCACGCGATGGTGCGCGGCCACAAGATCGTGCCGACCTATGGGCGACGCGTCACTGACGTGCTGAAAGGGATGCTACGGCCTGCGCTGATGCCTGCGCCTGAGCATGTGCTTATCGTAGCAGATTGGGCGGCTATTGAAGCGCGGATGAACCCGTGGCTGTCCGCGCATGTGACGTCTGAGGCTAAGTTAGATTTGTTTCGCACAGGCGCAGACATCTACAAATATAACGCAAGCCGTACGTTTAACGTGCCCATCGAGCAGATCGACAAGGAACAGCGTCAGATCGGCAAGGTCCAAGAACTCGCCTGCGGCTACGGTGGCGGTGTGGGTGCGTTCGCCTCGATGGGGCGCATCTATGGCGTTAACTTACCTGAGGCTGACAGCAGGCGCATGGTCGACGCGTGGCGTCGCGCTAACCCGTGGGCGGTGCATTACTGGCAGGCGCTTGAGTCGGCCTACTTGCGTGCGATGAAGCATCCAAAGTCTGAGTTCAAGGCTGGCCGTGTAACGTACTATTTTGATGGTCAGCATCTCTGGTACGCGCTGCCGTCAGGGCGCATCCTATGCTATCCCTACGCGCGGCTAGAGGAGGATGGCGTGTCCTATGCCAAGGCGTCATGGAAGCCTGCTGCTGACGCTAAGGAGTGGCCTAGAACGCGGTTGTGGAAGGGTCTAGCTGCTGAGAATATCTGCCAAGCCGCAGCGGCTGACATCTTGCGCTCGTCGCTGCGCCAGCTTGATAGCGTCGTGTTGCATGTGCATGATGAGATTGTGTTAGAGGTTCCAGCGTCTGACGCTGACGCTGCGGTGGCGATGCTGCATAGCGTCATGTGTACGTCGCCCACATGGGCAAGCGGTCTGCCCTTAGAGGCCGAGATTAACGTTATGGATAGATATGGAAAGGGTTGACATGACAAAAAATTTTTTAGATTTCTTAATTTCTCTTGCGCCTGAGGGCGAGACGCCGCTTATCGTGCGGCAAAAGCCTATGATGAAGGATGGTCAGCTACAGTTCCATGCAGACGGCGCGATCAAGTGTACGTGGCCTGCCCACCTGCCCGACATTAAGAAGATCAAGCCCGATCAGGCATGGTACGGCAACACGGCGAGTTTTATTGTTGATCGCTTTGGTGATCATGTGTCGGCATCGGCGGCTAACTGCGAGTATTGTCTGGTGCTCGTGCTTGATGACGTGGGCACTAAGTCGAAGGCGCCATCGCTTGCGCCGACGTGGGTGATGGAGACCTCGCCAGGGTCGTATCAGTATGGTTACGCCTTTAGTGATGACCAACCCACCAAGGGTGAGTTCAGTGCGGCCATTAAAGCGATTGCCAACGCAGGCTACACCGACCCAGGCGCAACCAACGCCGTGCGTAACTTTCGCCTGCCTGGCTCGATCAACCTTAAGCCAGGTCGCAATAACTTTGCCGCGCAGCTTATCGAGTTCCACCCTGATCGACTGTTCACGCTGCCTCAGATCTGCGAGGCGCTAGGCGTTACGCCTGCTGAGGCTGATAGCGCAGGCCCAAGCCCGATTAAGATCGTTGACACGGGCGATGATGACGTCTTTGCGTGGCTGGCCGAGCAGGGTCTTGTCTTGTCGCGCCCGAACCAAGAAGGCTGGGCTGGCGTGATCTGCCCGAACCATGCCGCGCACACCGACGGCAACCCCGAGGGGCGATATAAGCCTGCCTTGCGCGCGTACTGCTGCCTGCACTCGCACTGCGTTGACTTCGACACCAAGACGTTCTTATCGTGGGTCACCGAGCAGGGCGGGCCTTCGCACGCGCTTGGCTTGCGCGATGATCTGCTTGCGGCCACCATGCAATCGACCCTTACCAAGATCGAGCCTTCGACGTTTTTTAGTGACGACGCTAAAAAAGTGATTGAAGAAGTCGAGCGCAAAGAGCTTGGTCGCGTGGAGATGAAGGGTTGGTTTGAGCGCTTTGCATACATTCAGTCCGATGACTCGTTTTTTGATATGCAAGATCGGCGCGAGGTGCCGCGCTACGTATTCAACGCGCTCTATCGCCATGTTAATTGCATCTCCATCAATAGCAAGCGCAAGGTCGAGGCAGCGACCGCATACGATGAGCAACGCCAGGCGATGGGCGCTCGCACCTTGGTGGGTGTGACCTACGCTGCGGGCGAAAGTCTGCTCGTTGCGCGTGATGGGGATGTGTATGGCAACCGTTGGCGCGACGCGCGGCCTGTGGTCGATAAAGCGTTTGTTGGGGATATTAGCCCTTGGCTTGAGCACTGCGAGCGGCTTGTGCCTGAGCCTAGCGAGCGCGAGCACCTATTTAACGTGATGGCGTATAAGTTGCAGCACCCCGAGGTCAAGATCAATCACGCCGTGTTGCATGGCGGCGATCAAGGCTGCGGTAAAGACACCATGTGGGCGCCTTTTCTATGGGCCGTGTGCGGGCCAGGATTGAAGAATCGCGGTCTGCTTGATAACGACTCGCTGTCGAGTCAGTGGGGTTATCAACTTGAGTCGGAGGTGTTGATCATCAACGAACTGAAAGAGCCTGAGGCCGCTGCGCGTCGTGCGCTGGCGAATAAACTTAAGCCCATCATCGCTGCGCCTCCAGAGATGCTCCCAATCAATCGCAAGGGATTGCACCCCTATGACATGCTCAACCGATTGTTTGTGCTGTCGTTTACCAATGATCCGTTGCCCATATCGCTTGATTCACAGGACAGGCGTTGGTTTTGCATCTGGTCGCGTGCGCCTCGTATGCGCGATGATGATGCGAGGCGGCTTTGGGATTGGTACAAGTCGCATGGATTTGTTGCCATAACGGCATGGCTCTATCAACGTGACGTATCGTCGTTTAACCCTGCCGCTACGCCTGCCTGGACTGAGTTTAAGTCGAACCTTGTTGAGCACTCGATGTCGACGGCTGAAAGTTGGCTTGTGGACATGATGCGCCGCCGCCAGGGCGAGTTTAGTAAAGGCGCAGTCGGGTCGCCCTTCCATGCGCTTATCGACCGATTGCTTGGCAGTATGCCCGCAGGCGTGAAGGTTCCCCAGGCTGCGCTGTTACATGCGCTCAAGGAAGCTGGTTGGATTGACGTGGGCCGGTTAGCCAGTGCGGAATATACAACTAAAAAGCATGTCTTCGCTGCGCCTGAGCTTGCCAATAGACTGAGCAAGTCTGAGCTTAGGCGCTTAGTCGAGGATACTGCACCTGCATCGAAAATGGCGCTTGTGAAATAAAAAAAGCCCGTCACTTGGACGGGCTAAACCCACGGAGGGGAGAGGAGAAGTTCCAGCGTTATAAGTCTAACAGTTCGCTGATGCACCATGCAAGCACTATTGCGATTAGCGCAGTCAGCATGGTGGTAGCGTCCATGTCCTAAAGGCTTTGTGTTTTGCCATGGTTTCGGCGCACTCCGTTGAGGGTGGGCGCCAACCATAGCGTCGCCAGACAGTCTCCACTGGCACGCACCATTTATCAGGCGTGATTTGATGCGCGAGTAGCGCGAGCCACTCGGGCGGTTTATTGTCGTCGGTCATATGCGTCCCCTATAGGTTGAAGAAAATAGCGCAAGCAAACGCAACGCCGAACACAAGCGCAACGATCCAATCAAGTATTAAGTCCATCTTTCATCCCTTCAATAATATGAGCCACTGCTAGCCAGTAGCGGTAACCAAGCCCATCATGGGCAAACTTATCGGCCATGTAAGAGCAAAACACAAGCGCATGTTCGCCATACATGTCCAAGACCTTATGCGCGGTTCTGGTGGGGTTCAAACGTTACCCTCCACAATATCGCCGCAAGCGATCCACAATAAACGGTCCAAATTGGCGTCATGGTCCGACAAATCGTCGTCATCCCACGCGCCATAATCGCGCAACACTTCGCGGACCTTTATAGGGTCTAAGCGATTAAGTTGCTTTTTAATCGTTGGGACTTCCCTAAGCACTTGAATGTCACTATCGCATTGGCCTTGATGATGGCCCGTATGCGCTTGCGCTTTGGTGATATTTAGTTCAATGAAGCCGTAAGAGTCAGTCCAATACATGGTTAGTCCTTTTAATAAAGTGCTTCGCCGTAGTTTTCGATAGTTTTCTTATCGCGCGCTAGGCGCAATTGCTTGCGCGGGAACACGAGCCACTCGGGTAGCGGAAACCGTGAGTCGATCAGGCGCACCGTGATGCTATCGCCGTGCACGCCTTCGACCACGCCTAGGCCTTTGGGCGTTGTGACGCGATCATGCTTCCGCATTTTCATCGCCAAATAGGTTAGGCAAGCATTCGCGCACGAAAGCATGAGCATGCTTTGCATCAATAAAACGGCGAATAGTGACCGTGTTATCGCTATCAGTATCAATCAAGCGTACAGCGTAGGGTAGACGGCCAGAGGCATAGTAAACATGGCACGCCATGCCGTCAGTAGAATCGACAAATAATTGATCATCCATGATTATCCTTTCATACGTATGCTGCAGCCTTGCCATGCGCGACTATGGCAATGGATACACTCAAAGGCTTAAGCGCGCCGTCACAAGCGCCACAATCGATGCATTGTTTACGATTGCCACCTTCCGGGCTTGCTGGGCAGGCTATCTCATGATTAAGCGCTGGCGCTTGCATCAATGGGATAACCCTAAATGTGCGCCAGCCCATGCTGCGCGCCAGATCGCGCTCCGACGCATTGTCTGCGCTTGCCATGCATAATTCCCGATGCGCTTGCGCCCAAGCTTGGCGCCATTGATGAGAGTAACCCGTCCAACCCTTGGCGAATTGAAGGATCGCTAACCATGCATCAACGTCGACCATTGCCGGGTCACCGTAAGCGCCAAGTCTAACCATGCGGCCACGCAACAATTCAGCACCTAAGCTTGGATCGTGAGAATAGTCCGCATATGATCCACGCGTGAAAGCTTTATAAACTGCGCTGACCGATTTTGAAACATCAACGTAGCAAGTGCGCTTGCGCGACGCATCGCCGCGATGCACGCAATCGCCGCATATGCTTGCGTCGTCGGCGCTTTTGATTGCATCCATTGGATGCACATCGGCGCGCAATATGAAAGTTTGAACCATGTTACCGGTTTTCTCATTTTTGGATTTGAGAATAGCGATACCGACAATGGGCGCGCCGTCGATCGGTGATGCGCCGCGATAGAAGATGAATCCATTCATTTTATTGTCCTTTACTGTAGTGGATGAGCTTTTATTGTAAAGCATTGTTTTGCAGAAGTCAAAATTGGCGGTTTAAAACGCGTGAATTGCCCAGGAAATGGGGGGTAGATTGCCAATGATTGCCAATGGCAAGTGCTTCATTTACAAGGAGATTGTGGGGCTATTGGCAGTCTTGTCATTTATTCTGTATTGCAAAGAATTATCTAAGTGGGGCTAGGCTAACTTGAGGAGCATGACAATTTTGCCAATATTGCCAATAACTAACGGCTGAGTGCCCTCCCCATCCCCGAACGCATGAAGCCAGCCGAAATCATTGCCAATGTTTACAAACTTTGTAGCATTGCCTAGATTGCCAATGTTTACAAATAGTAGATCATTGCCTAGATTGCCAATTGTCCTAAAGTCTAGAGCATGACCCAACTTGCCAATCGCTACAAACTTTGGAGCATGACCCAAATTGCCAATCGGTTTTCGGTTTTTGGTTTAAGGCCCCCCTGGTAGGGCCGACGGCCTGGCTGGTCAGGGCCGGAGGGTCTACAAGAAATTTTTTTTATTTTTAAAAGTTCACTAGCACAAGAAATTTTTTTATTTTTAGTAGTCCACTAGCCAAAAGTATTAGAATGTCTTACGCTTGCGTTGTAGCAACGATGGTGTTGTAACGACGCTTAGGTCATCTTGGTAAAATTGTCACGCTATGTTTAAGAGCCTACCCCTCACAGTCCGTACGATTGAAGCGACAGAAGCTGTACTGGAGCGCATATACGACGCTGCGTATTTAGGATTAAAAGAAGATTCGTTGGCGTTAGCGGCAGGGTTGTTACCTGTAGAGTACCGGCTACTTAAACAGCATGACAAACTTGCCGAAATTGCCGAACTCAAGGGACGCGCAGATAGTGAGCGCGAACACAGCCAGCACATGTTGAACGCAGCGCGGCAAGGCGACGCTAAGGCGGCGTTAGAGATACTGAAACACACGCATGGTTGGGTCGCCAAGCAGGCGGTGAGTATTGAGGTGGATCAGCGCATCAGCGTGATCGACGCACTCAGAGCGGCGGAGACACGCGTTGATGAGGGTAAAGTGATCGACGTGACGCCACGAAGTGAAAAGCTAACACATGCAGAAACCAATATACAGTCCGGAAGACGAGCAACTGCTGATGACGCGGTTGTGGTCGCCCGCGATTAAAGACGACCCGGAAGCGTTTGTGTTGTTTGCCTTCCCGTGGGGGCAAGAGAACACGCCACTGGCGAAGTACGGCGGACCGCGCATGTGGCAGCGGCAGGTGCTGCGCGACATCAAGGCGCACATAGAAGATAACAAGGGTAAAGTGGACATGGACACACTGCGAGAGGCAGTCAGTTCAGGTCGAGGGATTGGTAAGTCGGCGCTGGTGAGTTGGTTAATTATGTGGATGCTGTCCACACGGATAGGGTCAAGCGTGATCGTGAGCGCTAACAGTGAGGCGCAGCTACGGTCGGTGACCTGGGGCGAGCTGACTAAGTGGTCCACGATGATCATCAACGCGCACTGGTGGGAGATCAGCGCAACCAAGCTGCAACCGGCTAAGTGGCTATGCGACATCGTGGAGCGTGACCTACGGAAGGGTACGCGCTACTGGGCGGCAGAGGGCAAGCTGTGGTCGGAAGAAAACCCTGACAGCTACGCGGGGGTACACAACCACGATGGGATGATGCTGATCTTTGATGAGGCGTCGGGTATTCCTGACGGCATCTGGTCGGTGGGGGCGGGGTTCTTTACGGAGAACATATTAGATAGGTACTGGTTTGCGTTCAGTAACCCGCGACGCAACACGGGGTACTTCTTTGAGTGCTTTCACGCCAAGCGCGACTTCTGGCGCACAAGGCAGGTGGACGCAAGGACGGTCGAGGACACTGACAAGCAGGTGTATCGTCAGATCATTGAGGAGTACGGCGAGGACTCAAGCCAGGCGCGGGTCGAGGTGTACGGTGAGTTTCCATCAAGTGGAGACGATCAGTTCATCTCGCCAAGCCATGTGGCTGACGCTGCCGCCAGACCTCGGTACAAGGACGAGACTGCGCCAATCGTGATCGGGGTCGATCCGGCACGAGGTGGGGCGGACTCGACAGTAATTGCGGTGCGGCAGGGGCGTGACCTAGTGGCAATCCATCGGTATCATGGCGAGGATACGATGACAATCGTGGGTCGGGTAATTGACGCAATCGAGCAGTACAAGCCAACGCTCGTGGTGCTAGACGAAGGTGGGCTAGGGTACGGCATATTAGATAGGCTACATGAGCAGCGCTACAAGGTGGTAAGGGGTGTAAACTTTGGTTGGAAGGCGAAGAACCCTGTGATGTACGGTAATAAGCGAGCCGAGCTGTGGGGCACGATGAAAGAGTGGCTTAAAACTGCTTCCATTCCGAACGATAGGGCGTTAAAGTCTGATCTGGTTGGGCCTACCATAAAACCCAATTCGTCGGGTACAATTTTCTTGGAAGGTAAAAAGGAAATGAAAGCCCGAGGATTAGCATCACCCGACGCTGCTGACGCGCTGGCGGTGACGTTTGCATTTCCGGTCGCGCACAGGCAGTATGTCGAGAAACAAACTAATCGTGCGTACAACGCCAACGGCGTAGCAACATCTTGGATGGGTGCTTGATAACAGCGAAAGGAAAATAATGCCACTTGTTAAATCAACCAGCAAAGAAGCCTTTCGTAAAAACATTAAGGCTGAAGTTAACGCAGGCAAACCTGTCAAGCAGGCTGTTGCAATTGCTTACAATACTCAACGTGCTGCGGCGGCTAAAAGGCCGAGCACTAAACCTATGGCAAAGAAAAAGTAATGGCAACGCTTAAGCAAGACCCTACAGGTATTGAAGGCGCGGGCAAGGTATCGGCTCGCGGCGGTCCTGACCAGAAGGATCATCGAGATACGTTGCAACTGATGCGCGACCGGCTACGGCAAGCGATTGGTGCGTACTCAGAGAGCCGCGAAGATGAGCTTGACGACCTGCGCTTTATGGCCGGTTCGCCAGACAACCAGTGGCAGTGGCCGCAAGATGTATTGGCAACGCGTGGGTCGGTGCAAGGGCAGACGGTCAACGCAAGACCTTGCTTGACTATTAATAAGCTACCACAGCATGTAAGACAAGTAACTAACGAGCAGCGCCAGAACCGGCCAAGCGGCAAGGTCATACCTGTTAACGATCAAGCCGACGTTGAAGTTGCCGAGGTGCTAGATGGCATCGTGCGGCATATTGAGTACATGTCAGACGCTGATGTAGCGTATGACACCGCGTGTGAGAACCAAGTAACCTACGGTGAAGGCTATATACGCATTTTAACCGAGTATTGCTACGAGGATAGTTTTGATCAAGACATCAAAATTGCTCGCGTACGCAATAGCTTTAGCGTTTACATGGACCCATTGATCCAAGACCCATGCGGTGCAGACGCTGAATGGTGCTTTATTACCGAGGACATGCTTAAGGAAGATTACCAGCGCATGTACCCTAACGCTGCGCCGCTGTCATCGATCATGGCGCAGGGTATTGGCGACCAAGACATCAGCCAGTGGATTACTGAAGATACGATTCGTATTGCTGAATACTTCTACATCGCGCACAAAACGGAAACGCTGTACCTGTACCCAGGCAACAAGTCGGTGTTTAAAGGCTCCGTTGAAGACGCTACGCTACGTTCAATGGGGGTAAAACCCATACGCGAACGTCAGGTAGATCGTAAAAAAATCATGTGGATGAAAACCAATGGTTTTGAGGTGCTTGAGGAGCGTGAATGGGCGGGCAACTGGATACCTGTTGTACGCGTGGTAGGTAACGAGTTCCAAGTTGACGGGCGTATTTTTATATCAGGCATAGTGCGTAACGCCAAGGATGCCCAACGGATGTATAACTACTGGACAAGCCAGGAAGCCGAAATGCTTGCGCTTGCCCCTAAAGCCCCATTTATTGGCTACGGCGGTCAATTTGAGGGTTATGAGTACCAGTGGAAGACGGCTAACACGCAAAACTGGCCGTATTTAGAGGTTAATCCAGACGTTACAGACGGCGCAGGATCTATTTTACCGCTACCACAGCGTGCCGCACCACCTTTACCTCAAACGGGCCTCATACAGGCCAAAATGGGGGCTTCTGAGGATATTAAAGCTACCACAGGCCAGTACGATGCAAGTCTGGGCCAGGTGTCAAACGAACGTTCTGGACGTGCTATTTTAGCTAGGCAAAAGGAATCTGACAACGGAACATATCACTATGTAGATAATTTAGCGCGTGCTGTGCGTTACGTGACCCGTCAACTGGTGGATTTGATACCAAAAATCTACGACACGCAGCGTATTGCTAGGATTGTTGGTATTGATGGCGAGACCAACATGGTCAAAATCGATCCAACTCAACAAGAGCCAGTCAAAAAGATTGTGGATCAGACGGGCGTGGTGATCGATAAGATTTACAACCCTTCCGTTGGCCGTTACGACGTGGTGGTGACCACTGGGCCAAGCTACATGACTAAGCGCCAAGAGTCAATGGACGCCATGTCGCAGATCTTGCAGGGCAACCCCAATTTATGGGCTGTTGCAGGCGATTTGTTTGTTAAAAACATGGATTGGCCTGGTGCTCAGGAGATGGCGGCACGTCTTCGCAAGACCATTGACCCGCAATTGCTAGCTGATCAAGATAACGATCCAGCGCTGCAAGCAGCTCAAAAGCAAATTGAAGCAATGAGCATGGAAATGCAGCAAATGCACGATATGCTAATGAACGTTAACCAGTCGATTGAGGCTAGAGACGTACAAGTACGCGAATTTGAAGCTAAAATTAAGGCGTTTGATGCTGAAACTAAGCGTATTTCAGCCACAATGCCTGGTATGACGATGGAGCAAATTCAAGATATTGTGATGGGCACGATTGCTGCGGCGCACGATGCAGGGGATTTGATACCACCTCAGCAAATGCAAGGCCCAATTATGGAAGAACCTGAGGGTATGGGTCGCGAAGCAGAGATTATGGCCCGCCAGGAAGAAGCGCAACAAGCCAGACCTATGCCTAACGTAGTACCTCAGGAGGGTTGAGCATGAAATGTGCTGATTTTGTAGGTATGTTGTTTTTGGCACGAGATGTTGCTCATTCAGTGCATTTAAACACCCGCAGCTACAGCAAACATAAAGCATTAGGTAAGTTTTATGGCGAAATTGTCGATTTAGCGGATAAATTTGCTGAGGCCTATCAAGGCCGACATGGTTTGATAGGACCTATTTCATTGATGAGCGCGAGCAAAACCTCTAATATCTTAGCTTTCATGCAAGATCAGGTTGATGAAATCGAAAAAATCAGGTATGAAGTGTGTGATAAAGCAGAGACTCCGCTGCAAAACATTATTGATGAAATTGTAGGTTTGTATTTAAGTACAATCTACAAACTTAAATTTCTTGCTTAAGGAACCAAGATGGAACAAGCTAAAGCTAATGATGTTACAACAAGCGGGTTGATTGCTCGCCCTGCTTCGTCGGAAGGTGCCCGTGCTATGGGTAAATTCACGTTTGAGTGCTATGACAAAGATGGCAAGCTCAAGTGGACGGCTGAATCCAAGAATCTCGTGGTTAACGTTGGGCTTCAGTATATGGCTGGCACGGCACTCGATGGTGCTACCGCAAGAATTACATCTTGGTATATTGGGCTTTATGGCGCAGGTGCGTCTAACACCCCGGCAGCTTCAGATACGCTGGCTTCACATGCGGGGTGGACTGAAATTACACCTTATTCGGGTAGCCGCCCCGCCGCTACGTTTGCCGCTGCAACCACAGCTAATCCTTCGGTTGTTACAAACTCGGCAAGTAAAGCTTCATATAGCATTACAAGTACAGCTACGGTTGGTGGGGCGTTCTTAGCAAGCGCTGCTTCAGGCACGTCGGGCACATTGTTCTCAGCTTCTGATTTTACTGGTGGTGACCGCTCAGTCGTTAACGGCGACACCTTGCAAGTAACTTACACCTTTAGCTTGGCTGCATAATGGCCCTTGTCCTTGCGGATCGTGTACAGGAAACGACGACAACCACAGGCACCGGCACAGTAACACTTGCTGGTGCGGTATCGGGGTTCCAATCGTTCTCCGTTGTTGGTAACGGGAACACTACCTTTTACACGATTGTCGATTCAACCGCTGGTACTTGGGAGGTTGGCCTAGGTACTTACACATCGAGCGGGACAACGCTGGCACGGACCACGGTCCTTGCTTCAAGCAACTCAGGCAGCTTAGTCAATTTTGGTGCTGGCACCAAGCAAGTCTTTGTTACTTACCCTGCTTCGCAATACGGTAACGTTGTAGGTCCGGCTTCGGCGTCGGATTCCCGAATTGCTATTTATGATGGCACGACGGGTCGGCTGCTAAAAAACTTTACGTCAGGTGTTGCGTATCTATCGTCGGGTTCTGAAGCTTACGTTACAGCGATTGGGCAGATAACTGCCAAGTATTCATTCACGCTTGATAGCGCTGATACAACAGGATGGACACTAAATTCTGCAACCGCTGGCAATAGTGTTACGTTTAAGCCACCGTCATCAGGTGGAAACAACACATATATCTGGCCTGCTGGCCCTGGGTCTTCTGGGTATGCGCTAACGACCAATGGAACTGGGACGCTGTCTTGGACTGCTGTTGGTGGCGGTGGTGGCGGTATGTCTCCCGTTACCGCTTCAATGATTTGGGGATAACAAATGGCTGCACCTAATTTAGTTTCACCGACTACGATCAATGGTAAGACAACAACGACAAACGTCACGACGGCTGCTACGGCGACTTCCATACTTAGCAATGCAGCATCTTCAGGGAAAGTGCTGAAGGTCAACGCGCTTTATGTTGCCAATACCGACGGGACTACAAACCTTGAAGTGACTGTAAATTACTACTCCGCTGCGGCATTAGGTGGAACAGCAACGCCTATTGTGTCTACGGTTAGTGTTCCTGCGGATGCAACGCTTGTGGTTATTGACAAAGACGCTTATGTGTATCTTGAAGAAGACCGCAGCTTAGGTATTACAGTAGGATCTAGCGGGTTTGATAGCGGCGACATTAAAGTTGTCTGTTCATACGAAGACATTAGCTAGGAGTCGTTATGCCATACGGTAACGGCGGGATTATCGGCCCAGCAAACATACCGACTACATCTTCGGCTAAAGGCGTCTGGTCCTTGATGGAACAGCTTATCGCCAAACAACAAGGCATCTGGCCTTTAGCAGGCGGCTACACCGTCATCCAAACCTTTACCGCTACGTCTACTTGGACTTGTCCTACTGGTGTTACAAGCGTTGAGTATTTGGTTGTTGCTGGTGGTGGTGGTGGTGGCAAAACTATATCTTCAGTTTATGCAGGGTCGGCAGGTGGCGGCGCAGGTGGGTTTAGAACTGGAACAGGTCTAAGCGTTACTGCTGGAACAGACTATACCGTTACTGTTGGTGCTGGTGCAACCGCTCAAACAACTGCTGCAACACAAGGCAATAACGGCAATGATTCAATATTTAGCACTATCACATCAACAGCAGGTGGTGGTGGAGGGGCCACAACTACAACAGCAGGAAGGGCTAACGGTAAAAATGGAGGTTCCGGCGGTGGAGCATCATGGGACGCCTCTGGGCCGGGTGCTTCTGGTACAGCAGGTTCAGGGAACACACCATCTGTAAGCCCGTCTCAAGGTAGTAACGGCGGTATTGTTACTGCTAACTCTAATGGCGGCGGCGGCGGCGGTGCGGGGGCCGTTGGAAGTAATGGAACAGGCTCTTCTGGATCAGGAGCTGGTGGCACTGGTACATCTTCTTCTATTTCAGGTTCATCTGTAACTTACGCAGGCGGCGGTGGTGGTGGTGCTTATACTGGGAATGGTGGGTCTGGTGGTTCTGGCGGTGGCGGCGCAGGTGGCAACCAAGGCGGTAGTGCCGGAGCAGATGGAACTGCTAACACTGGTGGTGGCGGTGGTGGTGGGGGTTCAAATGGAGGCCCAGGTAATGGCGGCGCAGGCGGCTCCGGCATTGTTATCCTGAAGTACACCGTACCAAGCCAAACTGTATTTACGTTCAAAGGCACTACACAATGGACAGTGCCAACGGGTGTAACGAGTATTGATTACTTGTGTGTTGCAAGCGGTGGTGGTGGCGGTGGTTGTGGCCCAGGTGGATTTGGTGCTGGAGGTGGCGGCGCAGGTGGTTTTAGGATTGGGTCATCACAAACAGTGAGTGTTGGAGCAACGTTAACTATTACTGTTGGCGCATCATCTCCTGGAGGAGCCGCAGGAAAAAATCGTGGGACAGATGGTAATCTGTCATCAATAGTTGGTGGGTCTTCCCCATCTATTTTTGCATCCCCTGGGATTGTTTCTGCTGGCGGTGGCGGTGGTGGTGGAGGCGATGGCGCTGGAGGACAGACGGGTAACAATGGAGGTTCTGGCGGCGGTAGCTCACAAGGATTGACAGCGGGAACAGGGAATACACCGTCAACTAGCCCATCTCAAGGAAATAATGGGGGTGTAGGAACCGGAACTTCACCGGCTTTTGCTGGTGGTGGCGGCGGTGGCGCTACTGGTACTGGAGGAACTGGATCTAGTACGGATGGAGGCAATGGCGGCGCAGGCACAGCAAACAGCATTACTGGATCATCAGTAACTTACGCTGGCGGAGGCGGTGGTGGCGTAGATTCGCGGACATCTGGCCCATCTGGTTCTGGAGGTTCTGGGGGCGGAGGAGCAGGTGGGAAAGGCGCAGCGGGATCAGCGGGGACTGTTAACACAGGCGGTGGCGGTGGCGGTGGCGGTGGCGGCCCAGGATTGTCTGGTGCTGGCGGAACAAGCGGCTCCGGTATCGTAATCATCAAAATCAATCAATAACATGACTACAAAAACATATCGCTTTCTAGGCATTGACACAGCCATGCACCTACTACGTCCAGGTGCGAAGTGGGAAATCAGTAACAACGTCTTTACAAGGTGGGATGATCCACGGCCATGCCCAAGCATTGAAGAAGTGTATTGGGTCATTGACAAGATCAGAGAGTTTGAGGACAGCATCCCTACGATCTACACCGACGAGCAACTCAAAGAGATGGGCATAGCCCGTGAGGAATTTGAACGTGCAGTTGCATAACTTATTTCCCATCCCTGTAGGCTTTGCTGAGTTAGGTAGACCCTTGTCAGATGAGGAATTGTTCTTCATCCGTGAGCTTGAAACACGTCCTAATATGGGCAATACCACAAGCACGAATAACTTTGTCCTGCGTGATCCAGCTCTAACGTCCCTGCGCTCATTCATCGAGGATGCTGTCTCGGAATACTTCAAATCCACAGTCAACCCTAAGCACAACGTAAGCCTGAGAGTCACACAAAGCTGGTGCAACTACTCAGAGCAAGGTCAGTACCACCACAAACACGCTCATCCTAATTCGTATATCTCAGGTGTGTTTTATGTGCAGACCAACCCTGATGATCGGATTTACTTCTACAAGGATGGCTGGCAGCAGATCAAATTCCCACCAGACCAGTGGAACCCGTACAACTCTGAATCGTGGTGGTTTGAGGCTTACGCAGGTCGCTTGATTCTCTTTCCTTCGTCGCTCACGCATATGGTTCCTGAAGTAAAGGGCGAGGACACAAGAATCTCACTATCGTTTAATACCTTCCCTGTCGGTGTCGTTGGGGAAGAGATGGATTTAACCGGACTTAGGCTGGAGGCGTAATGGCTCACTTCGCAAAGATTGACGAGAACAACATCGTCACGCAAGTTGTCGTAGTAGACAACAAGGATACGGCTGATGCGTTTGGCGTTGAGAAAGAACACATCGGTGCTGCACACCTAGAGAAAATCCTCGGTGGAACGTGGAAGCAAACGAGTTACAACGGCAACATGCGCAAGAACTACGCAGGGATTGGCTACACATATAGGCAAGACATTGATGCGTTTGTGCCTGTAAAACCATTTAACAGTTGGGTCTTGAATGAATCCACGGCACAATGGGAAGCCCCCGCGCCAATGCCTACTGATGGGAAAATGTATAGCTGGGATGAAGCAACAACTAACTGGATCGAAATAACAAGGTAAAAATGTGTTCGGCTTTGACCCATTTTCAACTGCGCCGTTCTCAGCGATCAGTGTATCGGGTGCCAACACATACACGCGTGAAGTAGCCGAAACAGCCACCGGTACTGATGCAGCCGATGCAACCCTAACGATCAATTCAGCCGTTACAGAAACGGCTACGGGCACAGATGCGATTACATCTGAAATAGCATATCAATCTTTTATATCTGAAACTGCAACCGCCGCAGATAATGTTGCCACAACATTTACTTTAGTAGCTTCTGTTGCCGAAATAGCAACTGGATCAGACGCCATTGCTGTTTTGTTAGACGGCACAAGTAGTATTGTTGAAAGCGCCACAGGCACAGACCAAACTAATCAAGGTCAAGATCAATTTGGCAACATAAGTGAATTTGCAGCAGTTTTTGATGATTTTTCTGCCGCGCAAGCTTATCAAGCTGCTGTTTCAGAAATTGCAACAAGTTCTGATCAACTTGCTACACTAATGACTTTTCAAAGTGCAGTGTTAGAGTTGTTGACGGCGACCGACCAAGTATCTATACCAGCAACTTTGCAAGGTGTTATTGCTGAAATGGCGACAGCTATAGATCAATTTGGTACGCTAGATGGGGCAGAACAGTTAGTTATTAGGTTAAGATCGTTTACTGAACGAAGGAGATTTTGATGGCGATCAATCTTAAAGCAATTACCTCGGTACTTGGTTACCAGCAGATCACTAGTTTAAGCTCTGCAACCGCGTTGACCGTACCCCAAAAAGACATTGCAGGCTTGGCGGGCTCCCCTAGGATTGCTATTATTACCCCTGAAGGGCAGGCTGTTCGTTGGCGGGATGATGGTGTAGCACCTACAGCAACTGTAGGGATGCCTTTAGCCGCAGGTGTTACTTTGCAATATGACGGCGACATCAATCAAATTAAGTTCATTGAGCAATCTGCTGGCGCTAAGTTAAACATTACTTATTACTCTTAATGAGGTCAGCATGAATATCTCTAATGACTCCCCAATGATGAACTACGTAGATTATTTTACTAAGCAATTTCCTAAAGATTTGGCTGAAATGGCGGTTTTGCGTGATGAGTTGGCTGTTCGTCAGGGCGCATTAACCGCAGCCGAAGATGCGGTTGCTGACCGTAAAAAAGCAGCCGAAGAACTTCAAGCCGCTAAAAAAGAAGCAGAAGCTATCCGCGCTGATGCGAAATATGATCAAGAAGCTGCAAAACGTGTTGTAGATGAAGCCGTAGAAAAGGCCCAAAAAATAAAAGATGAAATGGCGGCGTTGATTAATGATACAAACGCTCGTGAAAAAGCCGTTGCTGCTCGTGAAAAAATTGTTACTGCAAGAGAAAAAACGCTAGAAAGTAATGAGTTGGAATTAGCCGCTGCTCAAAAATCGCTATCAAATGACCAAGAAGCACTTAAAAATAATATAGCAGCTTTAGAAGTACGTATTAAAAACTTTCAAACTAAAGTAGCAGCTTTAACGGCTTAAAGGTCTATCATGGCAGACGTTAAAATATCAGCGCTAACCTCCGCAACGTTACCGTTAGCCGGCACTGAAGTTTTGCCTATTGTGCAAAGCAGCATAACCAAAAAAGTTGCTACTGATGATTTAACAGTCAAAAATTTACGGTCTAACGCTACCAGTGGCTTGCTTCAAATTGTAGGTCCAGCAGCCTCAAGCACGCGAGTAATGACTGTACCTGATGCTAACTTTACCGCTGCAAGAACCGACGCAGCCCAGACATTTACTGGAAAACAGACTTTTAGTGGTTCGGCTAGCACTTTAGCTTCATCTTTTAAAAATATTGTCGAACCCGCAACAATAGTGGCGGCAGGCGCAAATAACACAATTAATTTTGATGTTTCAACGCAATCAGTTTTGTATTACTCATCTAGTGCTGCTGGCAATTGGGGTATTAATTTTAGAGCTTCAAGTTCTACCCAGTTAGAATCAGTTATGAGTAGTGGTGATGTGGTGACCGTTGCTTTTTTGGCAGCTCAAGGGGGCACTGCATTTTATAACAACGCAATTTATATTGACAACACACTTATTACACCTAAATATCAAGGTGGTACGGCGTGGGCTGCCGGTAACACAAATAGCATCGACGTATATACATACACAATCATAAAAATAAGTGCTCTTACATACACTATTTTAGCTTCCCAAACTAAATTTGCGTAGGAAACACAAATGCCTACGATAGCAACTTTAGGTGCAGCTTCCGCTAGGGCTTTTGGTGCGTTAAATAACATTCAAATTGCTCCCGGACAACAAGCCTATACAACACCAGGTACTTACACTTGGGTCGCCCCTGCCGGAGTTACATCTATATCAGTTGTTCTTGTTGGTGGGGGCGGTGGCGGTGGAGGTGCAGGTGATGCTGGTAGCTCTACTGCTTTTGGTATTACGGTACTAGGGGGAAAAGGCGGCGCTCCGGGTACAACGCAAAGCACTTATGGAAGTGGCGCTGATGCTGGATATATAGGTGGGGCGGCTGGGACTGATAGTTCTGGACGCGGTAATTCTGGAGGTGGGGGAGCTGCTGGGTATGCAGGTAATGGGGGTAACGGCGGGAATTATGACGCAGGTTTAGGGTCTGCTGGATCAGGTGGGGGCGGTGGAGGTGGAAATGCGAATGGCGGTGCTGGCGGAGGCGTTGGTATTCTTGGGCAAGGAACTAACGGTACTGCTGGCGGTGGTGGAGGATCTGGAGGCTCTAACGGAAATGTCCGCGTAGGGGGATTTCCTGCTGTCGCAGGCGGAAATTATGGTGGTGGGGCTTCCGGTTCTGATGGTAGTTCATTTGCTGGCAGCGGCGGATGCCTGGGGTATAAAAATAATGTACCTGTTATACCTAATTCTAGTTACACAATTGTAGTTGGTGCGGGTAGAGGGGTAGGTGGTTCTGGGGCAGTAAGGATTATTTGGGCCGGTACTCGTCCAGGGGATGTAGCTAGAGCGTTTCCTTCTACAAATACCGGCGATTTGTAATTAAGTAATCCAACACACTCGAAAACAATATTGTCATACAATCTTCTGTAAGATATGATGTTTTAACTGTACCGGCCCAGTAGACCGGGCACTCTAACGAGTAAGTCATGAGCGACGAAAGTCAAACCTTAGCGGAAGTAGACTCCGCGCCAGCATCCGAGATGACGGCCATCACGGAGATTGCACAAAATGCGCCGGAAGTCGCTGAACAAGCGCAAGATCAAACTGAGGAAAAGCGTTTTACTCAGGCTGAACTTGATGCAATGATCAGCAAACGCCTTGCAAGAGAGCAACGCAAGTGGGAACGAGAGCAAAAGCTGAGGGTGTCAGCACCCGATATGCCGTCTGGTGAGTTACCCGCGCAAGATAGTTTTGCGTCAACTGAGGAATACGCGGAAGCGTTAGCCGAAAGAAAAGCCGCAGAATTACTTGCACGACGTGAAGCAGAAAGACAGCGTGCAGAAGTTCTTGAGGTCTATCACGAGCGCGAAGAAGAAGCACGTACAAAGTACGAAGATTTTGAACAAGTCGCGTACAACCCACGTCTTCCAATCACAACAGTGATGGCCGAAACGATTCAAGCGTCTGATGTTGGTCCCGAGGTGGCGTATTACCTTGGTTCTAACCCAAAAGAGGCTGATCGTATTGCCAAGTTGTCGCCTTTTTTGCAGGCAAAAGAGATTGGGAAGATTGAAGCTAAATTAAGTGAAAATCCTCCTGTTAAAAAGTCGTCGAGCGCCCCAGCGCCGATTCAGCCTGTTACCCCTAGGGGTGGCAACGCAAGAGTTTTAGACACAACTGATCCGCGTTCAATTAAAGAAATGTCAACGTCAGAGTGGATTGAAGCCGAGCGTCAAAGGCAGATTAAGAAATGGGAAGCTCAAAACCGAGTCCGCTAACTTTTTGAAAAGGAATTGTCATGGCAAATAGCCTACTTACCATTGACATGATTACTCGCAAGGCGCTTGAAATCCTTGAGAATAATCTTGTCTTGACCCGCAACGTAAACCGCCAATACGACGACAGTTTTGCTGTCGAGGGCGCTAAGATTGGTTCAACCCTTCGTATTCGCCTTCCGGACCGTGCGCTTGTCACTGACGGTGCTGCACTGCAAGTTCAAAGCGATAACGAGCAGTACACCACGTTGACGGTTGCTACGCAAAAGCACATTGGCGTTAACTTCACGTCTGCTGAATTGACGTTGCAGTTGGACGACTTTGCAGAGCGCGTGCTTAAACCTCGTATCAGCCAGCTTGCTGCTAGCATCGACGCTGACGTTGCCAACTCATACCAGTACATTGGTAACACCGTTGGTACGCCAGGAACAACACCTGCCACGTCGTTAGTTCTGTTGCAAGCACAGCAGAAACTTAACGAAAATGCTGCGGTTATGTCTCCCCGTTACGCTACAGTCAACCCCGCTGCTAACGCTGGTTTGGTTGAAGGTATGAAAGGTCTTTTTAATCCCACCGATACGATCAGCCGCCAGTTTAAAAACGGCATGATGGGTATGGGTGTGCTTGGGTTTGATGAGATCAACATGTCTCAGTCAATCAAGCAGTTCACGACTGGCTCGCGTACGGCTACTGGCGGTACAACGTCTGCTGCTGTAACAAGCGAAGGCGCAACCACTATTGCCATTACCGGCGCTGGCGCTAGCGCAACCGTTAAAGCTGGCGATGTGTTTACCGTGGCTGACTGCTATGCTGTTAACCCACAAACCCGTGAGTCTACTGGTTCGCTCTTCCAGTTTGTTGCGACTGTTGACGTCACGCTGAATGGCTCTGGCGCAGGTAACATCACTGTTGCTCCGATCTATTCTTCCGGTAATGCTCTAGCTACTGTTGCCAGCCTTCCTGCTGCTAGCAAAGCTGTTGTATTTGTCGGTGCAGCGTCTAGCCAGTACCCACAAAACCTCGTCTACCACAAAGACGCTATCACTTTTGCCACTGCCGACTTGATGATGCCGCAAGGTGTTGACATGGCGTCGCGTCAGGTTCATAACGGTATTTCGATGCGTATTGTTCGTCAGTACGACATCAACAATGACCGTATGCCCTGCCGTATTGACGTACTGTACGGCTACAGCGTGATCCGTCCGCAAATGGGCGTTCGTCTCTGGGGTTAATCAATCTAGGGGGCTTCGGCCCCCTTACCCAATTATTTTTTGAAAGGATTTATCATGGCAATTCCTAATGGTGCTGGTGGCTATCAGTACAACGACGGTAATACCGGCGAGGCTTTGTTGTTTGTTCAAGGTGCCCCTACTGCGCTGACCGGCGCAGCTACGGTTACCGCCGCTCAACTAGCAAACGGTTTGTTTACGTTTGATGGTACGGCTGGCGCAATGACGCTACCCACGGTTGCGTTGCTCGAAGATGAAATTTCTTCGGCAGCTAAAGTTAACGCAGCGTTCACGTTTGCTGTCGTTAATACCGATGGTACAGACGCTGTAACCGTAACCGCAGGTACGGGCTGGACAATTGTTGGCACCGCTGCTGTGTCGGCTAACACGTCGTCGCAATGGCTTGCTCGCAAAACCGGCGTTGGCACTTGGACGGCTTATCGTATTGCGTAATTGATAGGGGGCTTGCCCCCTATTTTTAAAAGGATCAGCTATGTCAAACACTAAACCTATTGGCGTTGCTTTTACAGACCAAGACATTATTGGCTCACAATATGTGTTGTCCGGTGAACAGTTTGGTTACACAGCAGATGCTCAAGGTACTGTGACTCAGGCGACCAGCAAGTCTACGGCTGTTACGCTTAATAAGTCAGCCGGTCAGATCACGATGAACAATGCGGCTTTAGCGAGCGTCACCAACGTAACATTTACGTTGAACAATTCGTTTATTTCTGCAAACGACATTTTGATCTTGAATGTAAGCGGTGGTGCCACTGCGGGCGCTTACAACTGTTGGGTTTCGGGTTTAAGCGCAGGTTCTGCGTCGATTACCGTACGCAACATTTCGGGTGGTTCGCTGTCTGAAGCAGTTGTTGTTAATTTTGCTCTTATTCATTGCGTGTAAGGCGCGGGGGCTAATAACCCCCCTGTAAACTATGGCCGTCATCTATCTTCGTCACGCCACACACGGCGCTAAAGTTGCTATATCTGATAAAGAAGCCGAGAACGATAGAGAAAACGGCTGGGAAGTGTATGATCCTAATGATGTAGAAGATGAGATGGAGCCAGTTAATGAGCTTCAACCTCGTCGTCGCAGCCGTAGAACTCAGGAGGTTGAGTTATGACAACTGCCGCTGAACTTATTAATGGGTCACTTCGACTTCTTGGTGTGTTAGCTGAAGGTGAGGAACCTTCAGTTGCGGTCATGCAAGATTCCATCATGGCAATGAATCAAATGATTCAGTCATGGGATACTGAACGACTATCAGTTTTTAGTACGCAAGACCAAGTGTTCACTTGGCCTGC